GCCCGGCAAGGAACTGTGGGTGCCCAAGTTCATGTATTTCTTCAAGTACAAACATCCGCCGCCGGAAGTTCAGATGATGAGCGGCGGCGACATCTACAAGATGACGGTCTGGTTTGATCGCACCGACAAAAAGAAACTGAAGCACGGTGCGCCGACGGAGTTTCCGATCTTCGTCTCCGCTGACGGCAAGCAGGTGATCGCGCTGCGTCGGTGTGACACCTCGTTCATCCCGATCCGCCGCAAGACCAACGGTGCGGGCCACAGGCGAGGGAAGATGTTCAGCATTCCCAAGAGGGCGTGGCACATCCCCGGCGATTTCGAGGAGTGGGCAAACGAGAATGGCGACACCGCGCAGCATTACCTGTGCGAGGTGTTCAAGGATGCAATCTTCCGCAACGAGATGGCGCAATACTCGATGACGCGGATCACCGCGACCAACAAGGATGGCGTGGCGGCGGTGTTCTCCGTCAACATCCACCGCACGGCCTACTTCTTTCAGGACCGCGACATCCACCTCAACGCTGAAGGCTCGCGCAAGCGCATCTTCCACTTTGTGCGACCGCATGTGCGCGCCGACGGCACCGAGGTGAAGGCGCACTTCCGGGGCGAGCGCGAGTTCGACTGGGCGGGCTACCAGATCAAGATCACGATCCCCGGCAGAGACCACTTCATGCTGGGCGAGTTCGACGTTGGGGCGTCGGATGAATACTGGCGAGACCCGAAGGACAAAGACCCATGGCTGTATCAGCCAGACCTCGGCAAGAAGCTGAAGGGCTGGATGGATGCAGGACTGAAAAGGAAGGCGTGATGGACAGCATGGAATTACTGACAGCGCTGTGCGAGCCGTTCCCGATTGAGGAGATCAGCTGGCGCGTCGGGCCGACCGCCAAGCGCGAGGATGTCACGAAGGGCCAGCCGCTCTGCTACATCGACGCGCGCACCGTGATGGACCGGCTCGACAGCGTCTGCGGCCTCGATGGCTGGCAATGCACCTACACGCCCGGTGTCGGCACCTCGATTGTCTGCAACATCGGCATCCTTGTCGGCGGTGACTGGATTTGGCGCGCCGATGGCGCAGGGGCCACCGACGTCGAGGCCGAGAAGGGCACGCTGTCGGATGCGTTCAAGCGTGCGGCGGTGCGTTTCGGCATCGCGCGCTATCTCTACGAGATCGACGCGCCGTGGCTCGAACTGGAGCCGCACGGCAAATCATTCCGCATCCGAAAGGACGACTACACCAAGCTGCGCCAGCTGCATGAGGACTACGCGCGCAAGGCAGGCTGGGGCGACGAGGGCGGCTCGATGGCGTACCGCCTGCTGCTCACCGATCTGAAGCGCATGCCGCCCGAGGCGCGCGAGGCTTTCGTCAACGCCAACATGCCGCTGATCGACCGCATGCCGCTGTCGATGCGCAGGCATCTGCTGCAGCAGGCGAAGGCGGCAGCATGAGCAAGCGCGGCAAGGCGGTGCTGCTCGAAAGCAAACATGAGCCGACGATCACCGGCTATCTGATCATCGGCACCATGCACTATGAGATCACCGGTCGTCGCATCAACGACATCCGATCCGACCTGACGGTGAAGCAGATACCCGACGACGAACACGACGCGCGGGCGCAGATGGATATGTTCGATGGGCGTTCAGGCCAAAGCGGCGAAAGAAAACTCAATTCGCCTTGAAGTCAAGAAGGACGGCCTGCAGCAGCGCCAGAACGGCGACTGGATGCTGCGCTTCACTGTGGCTGCGACCGACATGGACGAGCCACGCAACCATCCCATCGTGACGGCAGCGATGGGCGCGCGCTACCAGATGGTGCTGGTCGAGATCAACGACGACGAGACGCCGGTCGATCACAGAGCGAAGGAGCGCGACAAGTGGCGCGAACTGAGCCCGACGCAGCAGGCGGGCATCCGCTGCAGCGACGCGGTGTTCTGGGCGTTTCTGGAGGAGGAAGGCTTCGCGCCTCATGATATTGACGTCAACGACGTCGAGATCGCCGCGCAGATCGTCCGCTCTTTCTGCAAAGTCGCCTCGCGCAGCCAACTCAACAAGCCGGGCTTTCACGCGCAGCGCGTGCTCTGGCATCAACTCGATCAGCAGTTTCAGGCGTGGAAGGCCAAGGAGAATGCGTGACCTGCCGGAAAACAGCGACAAGTGGGGCCACAGCTATTCGGTGCGCTGCGTTCGCTGCGGCTGGAAATTTCGCTGCCCGGTCGAGCAGCTGCAGCGCATCGCCTGCAGTGTCTGCGCCAGCAAGGGAGGTGAGCATCATGCCATACCATCGACCGCCTGATCAGCGCCGACCGGCAGAGCGCGCCGACGAGTACAAGTGGTTCATCCGCCAGCAACCGTGCTGCATCTGCGGCGACGACGTCCACGTCGAGGCTGCGCACATCCGCTACAGCGCACCTGAGGTTGACAAGGACGAGACCGGCATGGGCCGCAAAGCCGATGACCGCTGGACGCTGCCGTTGTGCGGCAGGCACCACCGCGAGCAGCACACGATGAACGAGCGCGAGTTTTGGGCCAGCCACCAGATCGATCCGGTGAAGCTGGCGCTCAAGTATCAGGTGATGGTCCGATGAAGCCGCGCTATTCGATCTGGGGCCGCGAGTACGGTGCCGACCACGACGTCGAGATCGTCTCGGTCGAGAGCAACCCGAAGGCGATGGTCGATGCGCTGATGCAGAAGACGCTGAAGGTGCAGCACTCGATCAGCAAGGGCGGCAAGGTCAGCAAGATAAGAAAGTACACATGGCTACGGATCGAAGAAAACGCGCAGTGAAACTGCCCCAGTCTCAACTGACCGACCTCACCGCAACGGGGGCAGAGCGCGTCCATCGCGCGGTTGATAGCGTGGTGCAGTTGATCCCCGACCGTGAGCAGCAGTTTTGTACGGTGCTGACGATCGTCAAGTACCTGCTCTCCATCGCGGTCGAGATGATCTCGAAAGAGATGCCGCGTGAGCAGGCCATCGAGGTCATCATCGACGACATTCGTGATGCGCTGAAGGATTGACCGCAGTGAGCGATCAGCATCGACGCTTTCAGCAACGGCTCATCGCATCGCGCCACGCGATGTTCGTGTTCGCGGAGTGGCAGCACAAGTTGGGCTACAGCGTCGAGGTGCCGAGGCTGCGCGTTGCGCCGACAGCGGCGGAACATGCCGACTATTCCGACGACGGCGACGTGTTCGTGATCGTGCGCCAGCGGTTCGAGGTGAAGGGTCTCGACGTCACGTTCAGCGGGCGGCACGATTGGCCGTTCGGCAATCGCATCTTTGTGGACACCGTGCGCAAGGTGGACCGCGCTCAGGGCGAGGTGATTGCCTACGTCTCGGTCAGTGCGGATTTCCGCGCGCTCGCGATTATCCCCGGCGACACCAGCCAGCACTGGTACCCGGTCAAGGTGCGAAACAGCCTCACCGGCAACATCGACGATACCTATGCCTGCCCGATTGAGCATTGCCTGTTCGAGCAGCTGAAGGAGCGGTAGCGATGGCCGAGTTGCCGATCCTACCGATCAAGACCGATGCCATCCTGTCCGACACCATGCACCTGTCGGCAGAGGAGTTCGGTGTCTACTGCCGCCTGCTGTTCGTGATGTGGCGGCAGCGCGGGCGGCTGGTCGATGACGACCGGGAACTGGCAATGATCGGCGGCATCACGCTGGAACGCTGGCGCGAGATCAAGGAAAAAGTCATGCGACCGATGATCGTCGCAGGCGGTCAGGTTTCACAAAAACGGCTGACCGACACATGGATGCAAGTGCAGGAGGTCCGGCGCAAAAGAGCGCTCGCCGCGCAGGTCCGCTGGAACGGAAGACTGAAACCAAAGCACTAATCCGATGCACATGCATATCCATTTGGTATGCTAACCAAACTAAAAGATATAACTACTACCTTCTATGCTGATAGAGACAGCGAAGCCTCCCAGATGCACATGCATTCGCAGCGGCAAAGAGGCTTGGCAATGTGTCGCTTGACGACGCGGCGGTGAAGGTCTCAGACATCACCGATGCCGCAGCATCCGCAACGAGACGACAACGCCGGTCCAACGCCTGAGCGTCTGGTCCATGCGGTCGGCCATTACGAGGTGGCCGGGCAGTCGCGATCGAGCCGCCGGATCGTGATGCACGACAGCCCGCTGGGAAGGGCGTGGATGCGTCAAAAATTATCCGGCGAGGAATACTACTCGCTGCGCCGCTACCTGCACCACTGGGCCGCCGCTGGCCTGCAGGGCGGCCTTCAGAGCGCCGACCTCGACCGGGTATTTGCGCACGACCCCGCCAACATGGGTTCCCGTACTGATCGGCAGCTGTATCATCGCGGGGTCTACTATGCGGCGCGCACCGAGATCGGCACCCGGCCCGCGTTTGTCGCCGACCATGTGGTGCTGCTGGAGTTCACGCTGACCGATGTCGGGCTGATGCTGGGCTACCAGAGCGAGGCGCACGGGCGGCGGGCGGCGGGCGAGATACTGGCCGATGCCGGGCACCGGCTGGCGGTGTTCTGGAAGGCCGGTTGATCGCAAGCGCGACAACGGATTGACGACGGGTCGTTTTGGGGGCACTTTCTGGCATTCTCCTGATTTGGGTTTGCGAGTTCCCCTTGCTGCTTGATCGGTAGAACGCAAAAGGCCTGCAGGTCACCCCGCAGGCCTTTTGTATTTTCATCACCGAAAAATTTTCAGTAAACGGGTCTGACGATCCCGGCCACCGCACCGTTGACGCACTGGGGCTTGCGGACAAACCCGTAGCGCTTGCCCATGTCGGGCATGCACCAGCGCGGATAGTCGAAACTAAACACCATGTGCGCCGGGTGGTGGTAGGCGAGCGCTGGCGCGCCCGAGATCGCCCACATCAGCAGCGCGATGAGGATCAGGCGGGTCATACGCGCAGGTCCTCCAGCGTCAGGTTGTCCTTGAGCATCAAGTTGATCAGGATGGCGACCAGTGTCGGCACCTCGCTGCGACCGCCGGTCCAGTTGGCGACCGTGCGCCAGTTGACGTGGATCGCCTCGGCGAACTCGGTCTGCTTGATGCCGAGGGTTTCGAGCGCCTTCTTGAATTGCCTGTTGGTCATAGCAGTCTCTCCAGCAGGCGGATGACGGTCGCCGACTGCCATTGACCGCCGCGTTCGGTGGTGACGCCGCGCTCGTTGAGGATGGCGGCGATCCGGCGCGACGACAGGTTGATGATCGGCTCCACGATGGGCCGCAGGCTTTCAGCGAACGCCACTGAGCGCGCCGCCTGCGCGGCGTTGCCAACCGGCTGGCCCAGCACCACGCCGCGCTGCTTGGCCGCCGCCAGCGCCACCTTGGTGCGGTTGGAGATCATGCGGCGCTCTTGTTCCGCCAACGCGGCGTAGATGTGCAGCATGAACGGGTCGGCGTTGCTGCCGAGATCGCAGACGATGAACGGCACGCGGTTGGCCATCAGGCCCGCGATGAACGCGACGTCACGCGACAGGCGGTCCAGCTTGGCGACGACGACCGGGCACTTCAGGCGCTTGGCCTCGGCCAGCGCGGCGGCGAGTTGCGGGCGCTTGTCGAGCGCGTCGGCCCCTTTGCCGGTCTCGACTTCGGTGAAGGTCTGGCTGATCAGAAAACCTTCGGCATCGGCGAAGCGCAGGATGGCGGCACCCTGCGCCTCGATGCCAAGACCGGACTGGCCTTGCTTCTGAGTTGAGACGCGGATGTAGGCGATGGCGGGTTTCATTGGCGCA